GCGTTCATCCACGGACACATCAGGCATAGCGTCCTGTATCAGCATCCCACGTTGCCAGAGAGCGTACTCAATGACATCGCAGTCAACCGTCATGGTGTTAGCTAGGCCACTTAAGGGTGATACCTTAGTTAAAGTGATCATCGGCTTGGACTCCACAGTTTGATGGTTTCGTTTTCTCCATCCCAATCGTCAAACCGTAAGATTCTGGCAAGCCTAGCTTGGGTAATCGCCTCTTCTCTGGTTAGCCCAGACTTAATGAATTGGTTTTCAACCAGTGACCAATCAGGTCGATTGCCTAAGATTTTAGCGGCAGTTACTGCGCCCACCTTGGGACAACCTGAGTAGCCATCAGTCGGGTCACCTTGTAGTGTCTGCGTATAAAAGTTGAGATCGGCTGCTTGCTCAGAAACCTCTATCAGATCATCATCAGTTGGACGATACAGGCGACAAGGGATAGTCTTCATGTCTTTGTCATCAGAGACAATGACTGCATCAATATTGGGATCAGAACCTAAGATGCCCATGACATCATCAGCCTCTAAGCCTTTCTGTGTGACGCTAGGCCAAGTGGCTTCTACCCAAGTAACCATCGCTTTGTAGCCAACAGGCTTACGTGACTTCTTGCGGTTACTTTTGTACAGAGGTGATACGTCTTTGCGGAAGTTTTCACTAGAGGATATGCACATCAGGGCTTCGCTAGTTCCTAGCCTCTCATGGAATCTTTTGATTTGATCAGTGAATATTTGTTTGGCTACCTTTAGGTCAGTAGCGAGTGACCAGATATCGTCACCCCAATCGGTTTCCTCTTCTGCTATGACACTGGCTCTAAAGAGGAACAGGTCGGCATCAATTAAGAGTGTCGGGGTCGATGCTTCCTGCAATTTGGTCGAGTATTTCATCTAGCTCTCCTTTGAAGTCAACTCCCATAGGCGTTATCGCCCACTTGTTACAGAAAGTGTCTTCATCGATTTGGTTTGATATGAATCCAAGGCTTGCACTTGTAGCCACATATAAAGCGGCCTCTCTAGCAAAGTTGGATTTAAGTTTGAATGGGCTACGCCACGCTTTGTCTAGCACTATGTAGAACGCCACTAAATGTTCTATCTCATTAGACTGTAAAGCCTTGGACTCAATGGGTGTCACTCCAAGTAAGTCCCACGTTAAACTCGCTTTCGATTGGGATTCCGAAGCTAAAGTCTTCTCCTGCTTTTTGCGCCATTCGTCCAGTGATATCACCGACATTTTGTGCCTCCTCTTTAGGACAAGCTATCTGCACTTCATCGTGAATAAACCCGACTATGTAGCTTTTAAGCCCTTGGTTAGTTAGTTCTTGATCAATGAGTTTCACCCATTGCTTGCTAATGACTGCCCCTGCATTCTGTAGAATCTGAGAGAGACATCGATGGTCTGACCTAACAAATAGCTTTCTACCGTCAATGCCTTTAATAAAGCCTCTAGATTTGTAAGCACTAGCTAATTCGCTTCTTAACCTTTTGAACGCAGGAACATTCTTATCGAAGTCGCCTTTAAGACGCTTACCGTCTTTAGCACCACCTCCGACAATCTTGCCGATCAGAGAGTCACCACCACCAAAGATCATGGAGTACACGAAAGTCTTAGCTTGGTCGCGAGTTTCTAGCCCTGCGGCATTCTGGTTAAAGGTGTGGATATCACTTTCCATAATCTGCTTGGCGTACTCACCATCGTCATCAAGGAGGTGCGCGAGACAGCGCAATTCGATACCAGAGAGGTCACTACCTAACAGTTGCCAACCTTTAGGCACAGTGAATAGATCACGGCACTCTTTGCCGTAGACAGCGCGAGTACTTGGGACATTTCCTAAGTTAGGTGATCGGTGGGCGCACCTACCGCTTACAGTGCCTAGAGACACTAAATGGTGTCGCAGCTTGCCATCGAGATCGACTAGCTTCATCCAAGCGGAGTTACCTTCAGCTAACGCGGCAATACGCTTCTGTACTAAGAACGCTTCAGCTAGTTTCTTGGCTTCTGGATACGGTAAGTCAATCAAGACATTCTCATCGATCTTGGGGTCACCACTGGGGGTGAACACTTTAGGTTTCCACTTGTATTTATCGGCTAGACACTTAGCGATGTGCTTGCGAGAGTTAGGATTAAAATGGACTACTTTGACTTTATCGATAGTCTCACCTTTAACGTAACCTCTTGACTCATTGTTGACCTTGGGGGTAAACGGTGTGCGTATTTCCCACGGCTCAAATAGAGTCTCCAGATCATTGTTTAACTCAAGTCTTCTTTGAGACAGAGTGGCGTACAAGTCAGCCGCTTTCTGCTCATCAAACGTCCAACCGTTGTTGCCAATGCGAAAACAGATTTCAGCCATGTCATGCTCTAAGTCAATGGATCGCTGAGAGAACTCTTTGTCTTGTCGCAGGAGCTTGTACAGGTCGTAAGTGACATTTACGTCTTGCTCCATGTATAGAAGCATATCCTCGTTAAATGTATCCCAACCCCCATCGTAGTCACCCTTGAGGTTACCCATCCGTAAACCCCAAGCCTTGAGGGAGTGTGATCCCCACATACGCCTTAGAAAGCCGTCGGGGTGTGCGACGCGCTTTGAGTCCTCACCTACCAAGTCAGCTTTCATTAGCTGAGACATCACTAAAGTGTCAGTGACTTTGCCTTTGGGCTTCCAGTTTGGGTACAGCTTTTGGATAACAGGGATGTCATAACCAATGATGTTGTGACCAATGATTTCATCAGCATTTTCTAGAATCTCTAGAGCCTCCATGACTTCATCAGGTCGATAGCTTTTGAGTGACTGTACACGCCTGTCAGATTGGACTGCATCCTTTATCGCAATGCAGTGGATGGTCGTTACTTCTTTGAGTAAACCGTTGGTCTCTATGTCAAAGATAGCCTTTTTCACAGCGACATCTCGACTTGCCCTTTGTTCTTAGCGGCAGTCACAGGCATGGTTTTAAAGAAGCCTTGGTGCTTGGGATAAGCTGCATGAAAAAGCCTAGCGTAATATGGGATGGTGTTGTTAGGTATTTTGAAGATCGTAGGGGAGTCCGTACTCATATCAGAGTACCAACGGATTTGCTCAATGATTGCTCTTGCAGAATAGTTATCTCTGCCCGATCTTACAGCGATCATCGTGAAGTGTTTAAACATCTCCCAGACATGGGGGTTCTTTTTGTGGAACTTTTGGAAGTCTTTTTCAAGACGAGTTTGCTCTAAAGACATTGTGTCTCTCCTTAGTTTTAAGTTATTCGAGATTTACTTAGTTAGAATCTGGAGTCGGCCTCGATCAGCCTTCCAGTAGCGCGGTTGTATTCAAGGGTGTCAGCATTGCCGACTTCGCCTGTAAACCGATTTTTGAGTAGTACTATTTCGCGAGTGTCATCGCTAGGGTCTTCTTCATTGACTTGTAAGCCGATACAAAAGTCTGCTAATTGAGCCAATGCATGGCTACCTCTTAGTTGAGATAGTTGCACCTTTGCGCCATTCTCATGACCTTTAGCGCCCTCTGGCCTCTTAAGGTGGCTTACAAGGAACAGGCAGATATCTAGCTCCTGCACTAGCTTTCTAAGCGTGGTCATTATCTGGTCTATCAGCCTACGCTCATCAGTCACTTGCCCAGTTAAGCCGCTGACTAAGATACTCACATGGTCTAAAAAGATATGCTTACAGCCCATGCCTTTGACCATGTATTGGATACGGTTGACGATAGTGTCTACCGCAGTAGAACCAAAGTGATCAAACAGATACACAGGGTTGCCACCAAGGAGGCTGTCATACGCCTCTACGACTTGAGATTCTTCAGCGCAGTCTTCATCAATGGTAATGTTCTTGTCCATGTGTAGACCGACTAAACCTTGTAGCGTCCTTTTGTTAGTCTCCTCTAGCATCAACATACCTACTGTCTGACCACTACAGTGAAGTGCATAGGCAATCTCACGTATAAAAGTACTTTTGCCTACCCCCGATCCTGCACAGATAGTCACAAGTCCAGTGCGGATACCGCGAGTCATATCGTTTAGCTTTTTGTAAGGGTAAGCCACGGTGCTTGCAGAGTCAGATTTACCTATGATATCTCTGAAGTCATCACTAGAAACAATACCATCAGGCTTCCAATCTTTGGCTCTCCAGATAGCATCTATGATGGCTTTACCTTCACCCTTCTGGAGGCACTCATTTGCATCCTTATGGGGTAGCTTGGCAATCTTTACCTTACCTATAGGCAGAGACTCAGCGCACTCTACAGCGGCTTTCTGCCCTACCTCATCTTGGTCAAACATTAAGATTATTTCTTCAAACTGCTCTAGCCAATCCCAAGCCGCAATGAGTGCTTTCTTACCAGAAGTTGCGCCTTGACCAAGGCTTACGGTCGGCCATTTGTTTCCTTGAATTTGTGAGACGCTCATGGCATCAATTTCACCTTCCGTAATCACTAGCTTGCGACCACCATTCCAAAGATGTTGCCCGAACAGGGTCATCCTCTTGGCATCACCTAGAATAGAAAAGTTTTTTTCGGCATCTCTAATCTTTTGGGCTACTACTACACCCTCAGAGTCCCTATAGTTGGCAATCTGCTGTGGTCTACGGTTGTAGTTATCAGTAATTTGGTAATCGAACTTTCTACAGGTTTCTTCGGTGATTCCTCTGACAGGGAGTGCAGAATAGTACCCATCGATTAATGCTGTGGGGCGCTTTGGTGTTTGCGCCTGCAACTCTGCGCCATCCTCTGCTGACTTTGTTGCGGTACAACCAAAGCAGTACGTGTGACCATCTGAGTAGACAGCCGCGTTATCTTTTGAGCCACACTCCTCGCAAGGTATGTGGTGTAGCTTCTTGCTATCTTCTTCTTCCATCTGTTTCCCCTTAAAATAAAAAGGGGGCAACCTTTCGGCCACCCCCTAGCTCTCCTTAACTGTCTACTCTGACAGCCACTCCTCTGGAATCGTTTTATGCTCATACAGAAATCCATGCTTATCGCACCAACTACCGTATGTGGTTTTCGACCCTTTATAGAGTTTGTTGTTGGCATTAGAAAATACAAACCTAATGTCAATATCTGGGTGTTGCTCACGTATTAACTGGTGCTTCTTGCGATCTTCTAAGTCAAAAATGCCTTTAGTTTCGACATAAAAAAAGCCGCCTTTCTTTGGCAGCTTAAAGTCAGGAGTATACTTAGCGTTTCGCATGGGGACTTCGTAGGCAATCTTGTCAGTCTCATAGACTACTTCATGCCCTGCATCAGTAATTTGTTTACCAATTTTGTCTTCTAGACCAGAACGGTAACCGTGCTTATAGCCTCTCTCAGAATCGGTCAGCTTTCGCTTCGTGTACGACTTCTTGTTCCACACCATCATCGAATGCCTCTTTAGTAATCTCTTGA